TTAAACCGCCCTTAAGGCAGGTTTAACCGGCTCTCCAGGGGGCCAGCGATCGCAGGTCGTTGCCGGCATGAGCATGCGGATGTCGTCTCCTCCCCCACAGACCCGGCACCGGTTAGCGCAGCCATAAAGACCCGTGTGGCTGGTTGGGATGGCGTGCGGGCAGACTGCGCACGTGGCGCTCCTGGGGTGGCGGTCCCGGCCGCTCAGTAACCGCAAGCCTGCCCGTTTATAGGCCACCAGGCGGCGCTTGAGTGATGGTCCGGCCGGCTGGATCTGGACGGCCGGCGCCGGCGCGGATGGCACGATGTCCACCGGCCGGGCCACGGTTCCGCACCGACCCCATGCGTGCCAGATGCCACGCGGGCAGCGGGCGCAGGGGTCAGCGTGATCGATCAGACCGGCTTTCTGCTCCTCGCAGGGGTCTTTACAGTCGCCGCAGTTATCCACCCGGATCTGGCGGTCGTGGATGGTGAAACTCATGGGGCGAAGGGGGCGCAGAGCCAGCCGAGGGTGATTGGCATGTTTGTGCCGTTCTCAGTCGGCACCGGGATATCGACGGGCGGGGTGTGCGTCATGCCCGTGGCAAAGGTGATCTCCACGTAGGTTTCCTCCCCGTCGACCGAGGGACCGGCGAGAGGGATAAACCGGATCAGGTAGCGGATACGGTAGGTGATGCCGTCGACCAGGGTGAACCCGGTCAGCCGCAGACGAGCCCTGTCCGGCCGCTCGGTGTAGCTGAGCTGGTCGGCCGGCAGGTGCCGGAAGCTGCCAGGCGTGTCGTCATAGTCTCCGTCGAACCCCTCGGCCGCGATTGCGGCCCGCACCTTGGTGACAAGAGCGTCCGTGGTGAACGGGATCGAGAGCGTGCGCGTCTGCTTTATGACGAGATAAACGTATTTCTCGATGTTGCCCAAACCATCACACCCGCGATCGGTGCCTTGATTGAGGACATGCGGGGAGGTCCATTCCTGCACGGTCGGCGAAACATTAACCCCGAAATTATTGGCGCTCGTGAGATAGGGGAACGTGTCCGTTTGCTCAGTAGTCGGACAGGGTCCGGTATACGCCTGAATCTGGGTTGTCGTTAGGCTTAAATAGAAAGTATTAAAGAATCCTTCGCCTTCATTGGTTCTGGTGCAGTCGGAAGGATCCCACTCGATCCACCTCGGGGCGTAGTCCTCGGTGAATACGGCTGATGCGGTGTAAGTATACGACGTGCACACGCAGAAGTTATTCGAGATGTTTAACAACGTGAACGTCCCGCCGTTGGTGGTGATCTCGAGCACGCTATCGAGTCGCAGGTAAATCTCGGGAGGATTGCTCGGAGTCCCGAACTCCGGCTCGCCGCATTTCGTGAAGGTCCGCCCCACGCTGTCGTGTTCCCATTCGGGGAGGCCGGTCGGGCAGCATTGCAGGTAATCCAGCACCCTCTTGTAGAGGTTCCAGAGCTTGTAGTCGTCGGGGCCGCCGATCACGCGGCCGCCGGCGGTGATCATCTCGGCGAGCTTCGCATCATCGAGCCCCTCGTCCGGCGCCACGGCTTTAAAAGCGTCGTAGCCGGTGGTCCCGGTAAACGTGTCCTGGATGTCGATCAGCACCTTCGCCAGGTCGCCCTTCACCGTGCTGCCGGCGTCCTCGACGTGGGTGAGATCGGTGATGAACTGGCTGGCCTTGATTTCGTCCATGTCGGCCGAGATCAGGCTCCAGCGGCCGCCGCAGCGCGTGAGCAGATCCTCCAGGGCCGTCCACAGTTCGTCGCGCTCCTCTTTCCGGAGGACACGCGTGCCATCGAGGTAAGCAGTGAACTCAGTCCACGTGTAAGGCATCGCTGAGACCTCAATACATGCCGAGCTGCTGCAGCGTGACCCAGAAGGTTTGCGGCGGCGCGCCCATCTCAAACGACTTGTTCCACTGGCCGCCCAGGTTGGAATTGGCCGTGTGGATGTAGGCGCGGAAGGTCCCGCGACCCGTCACCGGGATATTCATCCACTGACCGCCCAGCGGCGTGATGCCGAGCGCCTCGTATTTCGCCTTTACGGCCGCGACCAGCTCTTCAGGGGTAGCGACGGCGCCGGCGGGCTCCACGGGCGCCGTGGTCTCCTGGATGGGTGGCAGCGGCGTCGACGACACGTCATTGCGCGGGTGATAGACGGTGAGGCCAGCCGTGGCGGCCGCGCCGCCCTCCTGGCCGCCGGTGCGGGCGCTGGCGCTCGTGACCGGGCCGCTCGTGCGGTTCGTCCGCCATAGATCGATCAGGTCGGCGAAGCTCGTCAAATTGGCCGGCCGCACCGTGACGGACGTTTTGCCGGTGCGTCCGCTGAGCCGGGTTGCCTGCACGAGCGCGCGCATGGCCGCCCAGTCCGGTTGCGCGGCACAGTTCAGGTTGACGACGTAGCCGGGGCGCACGTCAGCGGACGGCTCGACGTCGACCAGGCTAAAGGTGCCGTCATGCTGCAGCTCGTGGAGGATTTCGTAGAGCCGTTGCGCCATGCCCTCTGGCTTCGCCTCCTCCTGCGTCGTGCTGGAATCCTGCACGAACGAGTAAGGCTTCGATGTCGCACTCGTCGCGGTGACGATCGCGACGAGCTCCTCGCCCTTGATTTCTTTCTTTAAGGGATCATCGGCGATGTCCGCAGTCGGTGCCTTATAGGTAACCTGAACGGAGATTTTCTGATACTCGGCCGCGATCAGCAGCTTGGTCTGCATCCAGTCGGTAATCGCGCCGGCCGTGAGTTCACGGGCGCAGGCCGGAGTAAACACGTCGTCGGCCGCATCCGTATCGAGTTCCGACATCTTCACGCGGGCGCCATTACGAAAGCCTAGGATCGTGACCCCCTCCTTTTTCAATGCCGGGTATTTCCGTTTCCAGAAACGCGCCATCGCCTCGAATTGGGCGGCGGTTCCACCGGTGGGCAAAATCGCCGTGCCGTAGCCAGACACGAGCAGTTCATTAATGAACTGCGATCTCACCGGCTGGCTCGGCCGCGTATCTGTGTAAACGCTGCCGGCGAGTTCGATCGTAAACGCACTCACGCGAGCGCCACGCGGATCCGTGCCGGGCGGGTAAGCGTCGATATCCACCTCGCGCCAGGCTTTCTCGTTCGCCCGATTGGTCCGCAGGTAGAAGAGGACCACACCGGCGCTCTGGGTCGAGTAGCACGGGCGCAGGCGCACCTCGTCAAACGGTGCAAAGGTCCCGGTGCCGCCCTCGCCGGCGGCCGGCACGTTGTAGGTGGCGACCGGCAGGAGCGGGCGACGACTCACGTTGAAGCTCGGCATCAGCCCCGAGTAGTCCCACCACACGACGGCATCCGGTGCCAGCTGCAGCATGCGCGCGATTACGGCCGCGTGGCTCATGTCGCGCACCTCGTCCCAGGGGATTTTGAAGTCGAGGCCCTCGATCACGCCCAGGGTGATAGGACACCCGGCCGCGATCGCGCTCTGGATCACCTGGGTAATCGCTACGCTCAGGTTTACCTTCTGCCCGTCGTCTGCCTGGCCGAGGACCACGCGCCCCTGGAATTTGCTGATCAAAACCGACTCAGCATTGTCGGGATTCTCTGCGACCTTGAAAAACTGCACATACGGCCGCTCCTCCAGCCACGCCCACGGGCCGAGCGCCGTATAGGTGATGCTCTCCGCCGTGGCACCCATGAAGCGGGGCAGTTCGCGCACCAGGCCGCGAAATTTCACGACGCCATCACAGGCCAGGACCAGCTCCTCGTCGAAGGCCCAGCGGAAGTCGGAGTCGAAGGCCGCGAGCGGGTCGACCAGTTCGAGCTTGTCCGCCTGCATCGAGGCGTAATCGAGTGCCCAGTCTTCGATCTGTTGAGCCCCCATCGAGAGGCCGTTAAGCGTCCAGGTGCTCATTGCGTGCGTGTGGCTTTCACCTTCGTGGTGAGGTCCTGGACAGTGACGATGATGCCGGCGATCGCCTTGTCGGTGGCGGCGTTATTGCCGACGACGGTGGATGCGAACTCACGCATGACTTTATTCAGCGTTGCGAGATTGGCGGCACTGTTGTCCCGCTTCACCGCGTCGGCCGCGTCCTTCACGGCGCCGGCGAGACCACCGGCACCACCGGAGGCCGAGGCGCCGGCCGCCGGGCGCACGCGGGGAACGACATCGCCGATCGCCACCGGCGCCGGCGTGAGCGGGATGCGACCGTCGGCGCCGACCTCGCGCAAGCGACCCACCGCACGGTTGTCATAGATCGAAATCCTGTCGTCCTTCGCGCCGATCGCACCCGTGATGCCGGGGCGGAAGGTGGAGGACGAACTCCCCGCGCTCACGCTCGGAGCCACGGCGGAGGATGCGCCGGCTTTCTTCTGCTCGAGCTGCCATTCCGCGGAGAGCTTGCGGCGCGCTGCGCGCTCGGCTTCCTGCTCGGTCACGCCGGTCTGCTCCATCACGCGGCGGATTTCCTCGCGCAGCTTTTTTTCGTTCTCCAGGCGATTCGCGATCGCATCGAGCCCTTTCACGCGCGCCTCGGCGATCTGAGTATCGAGGACGTAGTCGGCGCGGGCCTTTTGCTGGCCGGCCAGTTCCTTCGCCTGGTCGGCGAGTTTGTCCGCGATCGCCTTTTCCACCTCTTCACGCTGCTGGGCGATTTCGAGGATCTCGCGGCTGATCTCAAGGAAACGCTGATCGGCGGCGTCGCGCTCCTTGCCGGCGGGCATCGCCTCGATGCTCGCGTCCATGGTGGCGATCGCGGCATTGGAAGGCAGTTCGGCACGGCGCCGTGCGAGGATGTCGAGTTTCTCCTTGTCGTCGGCGGTCTTGAGCACGGTGTCGTCGTAGGCCCTGCGGGTCTCCGGCAGCTCCTTCGCGCGCCGATCGCGCTCGCTCTCGGATTTTTTAAGGAAGGCTTCAGTCTCCCTCAAAAGGCGCAGGCGATCGGCCTCGACACCGTTGATGGCGTGGACGCGCTCAAACACCGCGTCGACCTGGCCGCGCTGCAGTTGGATGAACTTGAGCTGTTGTTCGGCCATCTGCACGCGCTGCTCGTCGCCGTCGCCGATCGCCTCGTAGAGATCCGCCTGGGCCTTGGCCTCCTGGCTGCGCAGGCGCTCATACACCGCCAGTTTATCGGCCGACGTGACCATCGAGGCCATGGCCTTCGCGTTTGCGGCCGTGTCGGTGCCGTAGCCAGCGCCCTGCTCATTTATACGGCGATCGCGGGCGCCGGCCGTGGCCGTGATCTGGGCACGGATGAGCCAGCCGGCGATCGCGGCAATGACGAGGGGCGCGAGCACCGTGGCGACGCCTGCAGCAGTCACGCCGGCGCCGGCGGCCGTGGGCACGGCGGCGGCGGCAGCACGACCGGCGAAGGCGGCCCGCACCGTCGATGGCGCGGCATACTGGCCGAGGTTGGTGGCACGATTGAGAGCGGTCTGGGCGGCCGTAGCCGACATGCCACCGGCCGCGCGGCCGTAGCTGCCGACGCCGGCGGATCCGCCCACGGCACGCGCGGCCCCGTTGGCGAGATGCGCGGCGGTGTTACGGGTGAGCGCGACCGTCTCGGCATCGATCGCGAGCTTCGATTTAACCAGGGCGGCGGCCTTGAGTCCGAGGCCGAGGAGCAGGTGGGTGACATTGACGGCCGTGTAAGCCATGCCGAGCGCGGCGGCCGCCTTGGCGACGAAGAGCAGTGCGTCGCGATTCTCGATCGCCCAGGTGGTGAGGTCGTAACCGCTCTTCACCAGGGAGGCGATGCCCTCGCCGATGTCTCGCAGGCTGTCCACGATCGCGGGATCGTTGAGGGACGCCGAGAGTTCGAGCGTGCCCTTGGTCATCGCCTCGAAAATCGGCTTGGTCACTTTTGCCAGAACGTCGTCGATCGCGTCCTCCAGATTGGAGGCGGCGGTTTGATAGGTTTGCGCGCCGCGTTTTCCGGCCTCGGCGAAGGCGCTGATCTTGCCCGTGAGGAACTCGTAGAGCTGTCCGCGAGCCTTCGCCCCGTTCACATCGGCGGCCGAGACGCCGAGGATCTTCGCGGCGGCCGCATCGGCGTTGATGTTGCCAGTGACCAGGGCGCGCGTCTCCTGCAGGAGCTGCTGGCTGCTGATGCCGAGACCGGAGAGTGCCTGGCTCATGCCCACGATCAGATCCACCTGTTTCTCCATCGGGATGTTTGCGGCCGTCATCGGGCCGGAGAGTGCCTGGTATGACTGCACCAGCGCCTGGAAGGTCGCCGGCGATTCCTTGGCCTTCTGCTTGAGCAGCTCGATCGCGGTGGCGCTGGCGGCCATCGCATCGTCGAAGGTTTTAAATTTCCCGGTCGTGTCGAATTGCTTCATCACGGCCGCGATGCCCAGGGCGCTCGTCTGCAGGACGGCGTTGAATTGCACGCCGCGATCGATGGCCCGGTCCATGGCGGCGGGGATGGCCGCAATGCCGCTCACCAGGCGACCACCGATGTCGATCGCCGCGCCGGCCTTGAGCGCGCCGAAAAGCGCGTCGCCCTGGCTCTCCAGGCGGCCGATCGCGCCGGATACACGGTCGATGCCGGAGACATCGCCCTTGGTGTCGATGAGGATGCTGATGCGGCGTTCGTTTGCCATGAGCTGGGATCAGGTGTGGATGGGTCAGTTGCTCAATTGAGTGCCGTGCAGCGCCGCCTCGAACTCGGCGCGATCGCGGTCGCTGTCGGCGACAGCTTCGGCGAGCGCGAACATTTCGTCGGCGGGCTGGGCGCGGATAAAGGCCGGCACCGTTTTCTGGCTTACGGCGAGGCGCACGCTGAGCTCGCGGAGTCGGGCGAGGGACTCGGCTCGGGATTCAGGGGCTCGGAGAGCGTGCTTTTTTTTTGAGCCTCCAGCGCGGCCTCGAATTGTTCCTGGGTCTCGAAGTCGATGCCCTGCACCCAGAGCATCATCTTCCGGTGAAGATCCAGCAGCTGGTGGTATTGCAGCGATCGCAGCCAGGCGGTGCGGGTCGACTTCGCCAGGTTGTCGGCCGCCACGTCGCCCGTGTTGGGCACGGTGAGGACGAGGAGCTGCGCGATGATGCGCTGGTGGCGCGACAAGGCGTCCTCGATCACGCCCTCGGCGGGAGTGTCGAGGCGTATGCAATCCTCGATCTGCGCGAGGATCGGCATCGGGCATTCGAAGACGGGCGCGCCGGTGTCGGCATCGGTAAGGAAGAGCGAACGAGGGGGAGCGAGGTGCATGGGATCAGAGCGCGGCCGCTGCGGTAAAGCCGGCATCTACTTGCGCGGACGTGAAGCCGAGCGCGGTCGCGAGTTGGTTGATGAGGGGATGGGTCCGGGCGAAATCACGCGCCTCGTCAAACTCGATCAGCGCGGCCTCGCGTGCGGTGGCGTCGGGGATCGCCTCCAGCATCGAGCGCAACGCTGCGCGGGTGTGGCCCTGGGTGTTGAGCCAGAGGAAGAGCTGGCGGCGGGTGACGACCGTCGGCACAGGGACGACGGGGGTTGGCGGTGTGGCGAGCGCGGTGGTCAATGCAGCCACGGTGAGGGGCTGCGTGGCATCGGCCGCCGGAATGCCGATGACGCGGGCGGCCGGCGTTTGCACGCGGTAGCCGTCCGCAGCATCGGCGCTCAGCACGATGTAGGCGGCATCGCCGATGGTGAGCGTATAGGGTTCGGGAGCGGGCGGTGTCTCCTGGGCGAAGACGAACGGGGCGATGACGAGTAAGAGAACGAGGAGCGATTTCATGGTGGATCAGTTGTTGCCGATACGTTGGCCGGCGATGGTGTGCACGAGGGTGTCGGTGCCGTTGGAGTTCACCCACAGGCTGGTGGTCGCGTTGAAGCGGGTCGCGAGCGTGGTGTCGGAGAGGCCGGCGCCGGCCGTGATGCCGCTGGCGTAGGCGGTGCCGGCGCTGATGTTGCCCAAGCTGACCGTCTTCGACGTGCCCAGGTTGTTGATTGTCCAGGACGAGATGCGGTAGCGGTTCACTTCGTCGAATACGGCGCTGCCAAGGAGCTGCTCGTTGCCGTTCGTCGCGGTGCGGCCGACGATGCGGAAGTCGCGACGCTCCGTGATCGGGTTCATGCCAACCAGGCGGGCTTGGTTCCCGCCGATTCCCGTCCAGTCGTCCATGACCGCGATCGGCTGCACTCCGGGCAGGGAGAGCGCACCGAGGCGATTCACGCGCACGTTTTTAAAATAAATCTTATCCCCCGCACCAAGAGCGCCGCCTGAAGAGGCCGAAACACTCAGGCGAAGTTGAAGACCGCCGGGCCCTCCACTATCGAAGTTACACACGAGATCGTAAGAAACCCAAGTGTCCGCCGCTGGTTGGACAGCTTGGTTCGAAAGTCGTGAATCAGAGTCACGTATACCGACCCAGGTGCCGACTGTGTTAGTGCTCGGTCGATAGACGTCGAAACGAACGCGCAGCCTAGAACCAGTTGGAAACACGGAACCGAAACCAACATTTCCGGCCGCGCCACTGCCAGCCACGCCGGCGGTGTTGATTTCGAGCACATCATCGACTCCAGCAATGCCATCGACATTGCCCACCAGCGCGCCGTTAGCAGCTGACCACCCGTCCACTCCAGCCGCAAAGTTAGAATTGACGAGCAACGCCGCGCTTCCGCCGAATGTTACCCATGCGGGCGGCTTGCCCGTCGTTCGCCAGTAGGTGCGATCATCTGCGGACAATGCTCCGAGAATCCAACATCCGAGCGGCGCGGGACCGGCGGGCCAGTTGTAGCCGGTCAGATGGTAGGTGCTGACCAATGCGGAGTCCAACCACGGCGGAGGAGTGCCGATATTGGCCGCTGAAAATGCGCTCGAGATGTCGACGTCATTCCAACGCACAGCAACAGATGAAACGGTGACATCTACCTCAAGAATTCCTGTTTGACCTGAGTAGGTCGAACGAAACGCCGGGTAAATTATCTTGTTAATATGCGAGTTTACGGGCGTTCCCTGTTGCTCAATCGAGAGCGCACCGGTGGTGCCAATAAACGAGCATAAGCTGAATACGCCCCCAAGGGGAGCGGCCGAAGACTGGACAGCAAATACTCCCGAGGTGGTTGCTGGATTGCTCGACGGCACGGTTACCAGCCCGCGCCAGGTTGCCACCCCGACACCAGCCAGATTGCCGCGTGTGCCGGGAACCTGGACCTGCGCACGGTTCGACGTGACGGCATCGCTGATTACTTGGTCGGACCCGACACGGGTTAAGGCGATGGGATCAACGTAGCTCGTAAGCGCGGCGCGATTACCGGCTGGCGTGATGGCGCGGGCGGTATCGGTGCCGGTCACTGCCTCGGCCGCCGTGGCCAGCTCGACGACGCCGGTGGCGGTGTCGCTGGCGGGGTTGACGCCGATGAGCGGGTTGCCTGCCGTGCCGGCGGGATTGGTGACGGTGAGCGGTGCCGTGACGTTGATCGAGCGGGCCACATTGGTGCCAGCGACCCAGAAGCCGGCGGTGGAGTTCGCCGCGAGGGCACCGAGATCGGCATCAAACGCCTGCACGTTGGTGCCGATGACAACGCCGAAGTAGGCTCGGCCTGCAGCGGCGTCTGCCAGACTCAGCGTTGCGCGGCCGTAGCTCGTCGTGCTGAGTGCGCCGATGAGGGTGAGGTCGGCATCGTAGCCTTGCACGGTCTCGCCGATTTGCTCGGCGACCAGGAGAGTGCCGCCGCCGTCCGGCATATAGACGTCGATGTTCCCATCGTGCGCGCCACCGAAGATTGCTACTTTTCCGGCTGAGCCGTTATCGATGACGAACGAGGCGGCCTCAATCGTTCCGTTGAAATCAGGACTGCCAAGGGCGGCGATGATTTCGGCCGCGTTGGCGGTCCAGAACGTCGGGGGTTCAACGACGACCTTGGTGGTATTGTCGACGCGCACCGATTGCTGCGCGAGGGCGGTCGCGGCCGTGAGGCCGGCGAGAAAGAGAGAGCGGATGATTTTCATGGGAGATTTTAGAGGAGTTGTTTCCAGTGGAAGGCGCTGCCGTCGTCGGGGCTGATGATGCCGTTGTCGGCATTTTCGACCTGGGCACCAGGGAGGAGCATCCACACTTCGGCGGCGCCGTTGTAGCCGGTGCGGGAGAGAATCGCGGTGTTCACCGGGTAGGCGCCGCCGGCGACGGCGATGCCGTCGATCCCGGTGCCTCCACCGCCGGTGCGGTTCGTGATGCCCAGGCGCATGGCGAGGAAGCGGGTGTCGGCCTGCGCGGCCGTGTAGTAGTTGACCGCCGGCTCCGGTGCCTCCGCGCTGATTCCGGCGCCGTCCTGGACGGCCTCGATCGCACCGAACTTGAGCGGCACAGTTTTGCCGTTCGCCAGGAGCGCCGTGAAGACGAGCCACACCAGGCCGGGACTGAGCGCCGAGGTTTCCGCCTCGGGGAAAATGAAGTAGGCGTGCTGCTTGGTAAGATCGTCCCAGGTGGCGATGTTCAGGGTCGCATCGATGGCGCCCACGGTCTTTTCGGGAATGAGCGCCGGGGCCTCTGCAGGGGGTGCCGCGCCGTCAACGAGCGCCTTGATCGATGCCGTGATGGATACGATGTTATCCACCGCGTGAAGGGCACGATCTGCATTGAGCGGGTGGTAAAAGAGGCCGACCTCGATACGGAGGTCTCCGATCGGGATCTTGGGCCGCGAGCGCGTGAGCTGGTCAACGAAACCGTCATAGGTGCCGGTGTTGAGCGCCAGGCGAAGGAGTTTTCCATCGAGTTGCTTGGGCATGGGAGAATTAGACGAGAGTGGCCGGCAGAGAGCCGGTGACGGTGAACTGCACCCAGGTGCGGATGCCGCGCGCGGGTTGCGCGTTGAAGATGGCGCTGGCGTTTACGAGTGAGGTGATCGGCGAGCCGAGCCCGCGATCGGCGGTGAAGTTGCCGAAGGCGCGGCCGACCGCGCGGGGCAAGTCGTCCAGGTAAGCCATGGCGGCCGCGTAGTCGGTATGGCCGCGTGCCACCATGAAGGAGTAGGAAACCAGGACGTTGCCCCGATCGATCTGCGTGGCGTTCTTTGCCCGGCACAGCGGCACCGGCTGCACTTCCCGCTGCAGCGCCGGCGCCCAACCGGAGAGGGCGTCCGGCGGGATGCAGAGCACGAGGTCGGCGAGTGTGACGGTGGCGAGCATTCCAGTGGCTGGTCGCTAAGAGATCAGACCAGGGTGAAAAGCGCGTTGAGCACGCCGGCGGTGTGGTCGCGGTTGGAGACGAGTTCGATCTCGCCCACGCGTTTCTGGGCACGGTGATAGCGCGAGCCGGCGGAACGTTGTGCCAGGCCCGTGACCGTGACGCTGCGCGTTCCCGATCCGGTTACCACGAGCGAGGAAACGGCGGCGGAATCGCCGCGCGCAACCGTGCCGCCCTGGATGCCGAGCGCATCGAGGTGGGCACTCTCACCAATGCCGATCGGCACGTATTTGACCGACACTTCAATGCCCCCGAACGAGTAATCGATGATGCCGAAGCTGTCGGACGGCACCTCGTCGAGCTGCACGTTGAAATCGATCGCAATGCCGTCCTCGTGCTCGAAGCCAACGCCGCCCAGCACACCAGCCCAGGTGCAGAAGGCCATGTCGGCCTTGACCAGGCCCGTGAGGGCGACACCGGATGCATCGGCGCCAAAGCTGTAGCGCGCGCCGGCTGCGGACCAGGCGGTGTTGTTTGCCAGGACGCCCACCCAGGTGCACGAGCCAAACATCGGCTTGGAGGCCGAGAGCATCAGGTTCGGCGGGGTCTTCACTGCGGCCGCTGCGATCGTGAGCGGCTTGCCGTTGATCGGCGTGATGACAAGTGGCTTGTCGACCGCACCGTTGATCAGCGTGCCCATTGCCATCGAGGCGTAGGGATTAAGCTTGGCCGGAGTCGTCCAGGCCTTGGGCGTGCCGGTGAACTCGATGGTCGTGTCGGTGTGCGCACGGAGCATCACGCCGAAGGCGTCGACCTCGATGTCGACGAAGACCTTGGAGACGGCGAGCACACCGCCATCCGGGAAAAACTGAGTGGCGCCGTCGTGGGAGACTTTGCACGGGCCGATTTTGATTGTTGCGCGATCGATAGCCATGGGAGGGAGATTTTAGCGAAGTAGTGAGTAACGGGTAGTGAGTAGTCGGAGGACGGAGCTGCGGTTACGCGGCGGGGGTTTCGGCGGCCGGAGCCGCTTTGACCTTCGGCTCATTGGCGGCGGCATCTTCGCGCGTGACCGTGGCGATAAAGTTGCCCGTCGCGCTGAAGAGGTGGACGTCGACGTCGCCGGCGGCCTGGTGGTAGGCGACGGTGCGGGCAGTCTTCTCGTGACGATAGGCTGGGATCGATTTGGCGACCTTGAGATCGAGGACGGGGTCGACGGGCTTTGCGGGCGCGCCGGCGGCGGGAAGTTCGGGCTGGGTGGTGGTGTTGGCTTTTTTCATGGGAGGATGGCTTAAGGGAAATTTAAGGCGGCTCAGTCGATGCCGGCGTCGAGGGTGACGGAGCCGTGGAATAGGATGTCCCGGATGGTTTTCTTTTTGTTGGTGCGGGTTGTCATGGGGTCGGGGTCGATGGTGATGACACCGCAACCCTCCACGCCGGGCGTCCACTGGTGCAGGCGGCGCATGACGATCTCCTCCAGCGCGGCCGAGTCGCGACCGCTGTCGTTGCTCGTGGGTGCGGTAAAGATGACAACGGTGACGTCGTAGGCGTCGGAGCTGATTCCAGGCGCGTCGGGCGCGATATCCTTGAGGTCGATCTCGGAGACGAAGATCGAGGCGCCGACGTTGGTGAGCTGGTTGTCGATTTCGCTTTCGAGATCCGCCTTGCGACGGTCGAACACCTCGATGCCGGCGAGTGCCGAGCAGCCTTTGAGGTGATTGGTGATCGCTTCCTGGAGATCGCGGAGCGTGGAGGGAAATTGGATGGACATGACGGAAAAGAGTTAGGCGGCGCGTTCGTCCAAGAGGCCGAGGAACTCCTCGATGTCGGCGATGACGCGCTCAAAAAGGTCGTGCTCAGTCGGGAGCACGGTGTCGTCGCCTTCCTGCTTCACGGAACGAACGAGCCAGAAGACGGCTTCGCCCGTGGTGTCGCCGCCAGGAAGGCCGGCCGCCGGCGCACGGCCGCCGCGCTTCGCCACGCGAGTCAACGGTTGCGAGCCGTCGCGCACCAGGGCGGGACGTTCGCGGCCGAGTTCCGGGTCGTAGGCAAAGCCGAACTCCAGGTCGCCGAACTCACGCGCACGCTTCCCGTGCGCCTCGGGTGTCGCGGGGATCGTGAGGTAGCGGGCCGAGACGGGGCGCAGGCGGCCGCCAGGCAGGCCGGCCGTGCCGTGGAAGCGCAACGAGATCCCGATCGCATTGATCGAGAGCATGACCTCCTCGTCATTGAGGATCCGGAAGTTTACCGCGTCGGCCGCCTTGGCGTAGAAGTTGGTGCGCGGGCCACCCATGCGATTGCGAGAGGAGCGGTTTTTCGCCCGCAGGTGTTTCTGAACGACGTTGCGGCCGCTGCGGCCGGCGACGTTGAGCAACGCCTTCGGATCCGTGATCCGCTTGCGCAGCGGCGCCAGGCCGTGGTCGCCCTTGAAGGAGATGCGGGTGCTGAAGCTCATCGAGCACCTCCGGCATTGACCAGGTGCGCGGCCTGGCTAGGGTGTGTCCAGGCAACCGCTCCCGCGACCGGACGCAGAATGTATAGGCCGGTCGCATGTAGGACTTGGCGAATCAGGATCTTCGCTTCGTTCATCGGTTGCCTTTTTCTTTTGTGCCGCCGGCTTTGCTGCCGTGGCTCGTGTCGTGACTGGAGAGCACCCAGTGGTTGCTCTTCTCGCCGAAGAAATCCTTCACCAGGACAACGGTGTGCCCCTTGTGTTTGATCACCATGCGGGCCGGGCCGTTGAAGGTGATTTCGCCGTCTGCGATGATCTCGGGTGTGAGGCGTGCCTGCTCGGCGCCGTGCTTCGCGACGATCTTCGCGAAACCATGGCCGCCGGCGAAGTCCTTGGCCGCATCGCCTTCTTTGCCCCAGCGGAAATCGATGGGACCAGTCTCCGGGCGCGACATGGCGCCCATTACATCGCCCTTGGTGCTCAACAACGCCTCAACGGCGAGCGCGCCGGCGTCTTTCGATGCAAAGCGGCCGTTCTCGTCGCGCATGTATTCGCGATTGAGGAGCGGCCCGCCGTTGTCGGTGTCGACCAGGACGAACACGCCGGACTCGTCGAAGCGACCGATGCCGCTCTTTTCCAGCGCGGCCTTCAAGCGCTTGTCCTGCACGGCGTGCGTGGCCTGGACGCCGCGGTTGATATCGCCCGTGACGCGGTCGGGGAAAAGGCGCGTGTTAAGATCAATCAGGCCGAGGGCCATCGCCTCGCGACGGGTGCGATCTTCGAGACCCATTCCGGAGCCCCAATCAAACGGGGGGTAAGGATTGCGGAAGCGTGAGAGCGCGACCCACACCGGATCTGTCTTCAGCGCGATCATGCGCGGCCAGGCGTCGGTGCGGGGGCCGCCGGCGGCGAGCCAGCGCTTGTTCCAGTCGCGCTTGTCGCGCGAGTCGATGACGCGCACCAGCTCCTGCGCCGGCCACATGTCCAGGACGTCTTCCTGCTGGCCTTGGATGTGATTACCCAGACCGCGCATCATTTCGACATTGGTCTCGATCTGGAGGTTTACGCGTCGATCGCTGGCAAAGTCCTCCAGGCCGCCCTCCTTTTCGGGCGGCGCCTGGTAGCCGGTCCGCCAGAGGTGCTGCTTGATGCGCAGGCGGGCCGTGGCGACATCGAGGCGGCCGGAGAGCACGTCCGAGATCCCGGTGCCGACCTCGTCCAGGTGCGCGAAGTCCGCCACCTTGGCGGAGAACATCGAGCGGCGGAGAAGATCCGCATCGAGCTTGGCGAGGTCGACCGAACCGAGACCGGTGGGCAACCAGCGGCGGGCCTCCTGGCTGGCGAGGGCCTCGCGGAAGGGAATGGCGCGGCCGAAGATCATGCGTGGACCTCCGGCATTGAGTTCGAAGCCGGTGGCCACGATAAAGCTCCACCATGATTCAACTCCTTCAGAAAATTGATTGGATCAACGCCGTGTTCCTGCCGCTCTGCATGGGAATCCCATTGTCCATTTACGCGGGCATTGTGGGAGCTCGCCTCGTTACTTTTCAGCAAACCAAAACGGCAGCCATGTATGCGTTTATTGATCTCGCGACTAAAACCGCGAATGACAGCAAGGGGCGGTGGGAGACCTACCTTCTTTGTTTTCTCCAAGCTGCCCAACTCACATTTGTTTCCGAACGTCAGCACAAAGCTGCCGCAAAACTCGCGGCAATTAATAATGAAATTTTCGAGGCCTACAAACTCGCGCTCCCCAAAGCTGAACAAAGGTTCGTGCAGCAATATCCCAATCTCACGGATCACCCTGATAGATGGATGCACGAAGCTGTGAGCGCGTTCGACAGCATCAAAGACATTCCTAGCCGTAAGATTCTTCAGGTAGGCTCTATCAAACCCGAACTTTATGCGATTTTCGGCATACACCTTTCGGACTACTTTGACTTCACCGACGGCGAGCGAACCGAAGCCAAGAAGCACAACGTCGTTTAGTCTCACGCGCCCCTCGCTTTCCGGGCGGTCGTGAACTCGTCGCGATCGCTGGTGATGATGACCTCGGCGTATTTGCGGCCCTTGGACTTCTTGCCGTTGTTGCCGATGCCATTGGCGCGAACGATCGCCTTCACCTGGTAGCCTTCGAATTGTGAACGGATCTGCGGGCAGTCCTGGAACGTGACCATCCACTTCCCCTCCAGCGTGACGACGCGTTTGCAGAAGCGCTCCAGGTCGACCTCCGACCAGCCGGCGTAAGCCGAGCCGCCGGCGTCGAGATACGGCGGATCCAAAAACCAGAACGTTTCGGGCGAGTCGTAGAGGTCGAAGCACTTTTCCCACGACACGTTCTCGACCGCCGTTTTATCCAGGCGCCGGTTAAGTGAACGAATCGCGACCAAGCGTTGCGATCGGGAAGACATCGGCCGGGCTTTGCTCACCGCAAAGTCGCGACCCATCCCGCCGAACGAGATTTTATTACGAATGAACCAACGCGCAGCGCGCTGGATATCGGTAAGACCAGGCTGCTGCAGGAAGTCGCGCAGATCCTGGCGGGAGTTGAGAACGAGATCCAATTCGTCCAGGAGCGATTCGAGGTGATATTTGCAGCAGCGGTAAAACGAGACCAGGTCGCCGTTGATATCGTTGATGACCTCAACCTCGGACGGCGGCCGGGCAAGGAACACGGCGAGACCACCGCCGAACACCTCCGCATAAAGCGTGTGTTCCGGGATGAGCGGCAGGATTTCCTTGAGCATCCTGGTCTTGCCTCCGGGCCAGCCGATGACGGGTCGGACCTTGGGCAATGCGAGTTCTGTGCCTTCGTCGAACATCAGTTCATCGCGGCACCATCGCCGGGTTTATTTGCGACTTGTCGCGCGAGGTCGGTGGAAAGTTGGTAGCCCTCGAATTGCCAGAGCTTGGTGGCGATTCGATCGAGGCAGATCTTCGCGCCCATCGATTCGCTGTAGTTGGCGGGGTCGACCGCGCCGCTGGCTTCGACCAGGACAAAGCCGTTGGGCAACTTGACGGTGACGACGGTGACCTTATCGAACTTGGTGCAGACATCCACCAGGCTGGCAGCCATGAGGGCGTCGATGTGATCGCGGGTGATGGTGTTTTTCATTGGAAATTAAGAAGGGCTTAAGCGCCGTCCTGGGCGTCGCGGCCCCACTGGCGTTCGCGTCCGCAGATTTCGGGCGTATAGTTTCCGGCGCTGGCTTCGTCGGTCGGCGTCTCGGTCTCGCCGATGTCGAACTTCCCGTCGCGCACATCGCGCAGGGTAGCCTCGGCCGACTTGTAGAGAGTCATCTTCACCTCGCTGACATCGAGGTCCAACCGGCCGAGGATCATCACGGCGAAGATATTCATCGTGGCCTCCTTCAGTCGGAACGGGACGGTGTCGCCGGCGCCGAGCGTGTATTTACCCGACGCGCCGATCGCGCCGCGCACGCGGCCGACAGCCTTGGAAAGTTCCTCGAAGAGCGGGTCAGCCTGGCCAGTCGCGATCACCTTGGTGCGCGCGGCCGCCATGAGCTTTTCATTCACAACGCCGTAGGCGTCGTTTTCGGTGGGAGTGATCCAGGCCATCGGAAAATTGAGAGCTGAGAGTTGAGAGGAAAAGCGCCGGCGCGGCGGGCCGGCCGGCGCTGTGTGAAGTCACGCGTGGTGACGTTTAGGATTGGCCGGCCTTCTCGGCCTCCTTGGCCGCTGCTTTCTTCTCAGCAGCGGACAGGTTTTTTTTAGTCGAGCCAGTCTCGGCGGGGTCCTCTTCCGAAGATTTGCCGGCTTTGCCCTTAACGATTTCGACTTGTTCGAAGCGGAGCCAGGCATCGAGCTGTGGGCCTTTCGGCTGCTCGATGACTTCGCCCTCGGGGATCGTTTTTTTGCCCGCGAGACGGAGTCCGTTGGGATCGATGACTTTGATTTTCATAGGTGGTGATGGGTGAGTTGAACCTTTCGGTTGGATAGCGCCTCAAAGCCCCACCGCTCCGAAGAGACGGCAGGGCGTGGAGTGGCTTATGCCTGGCTCGTTTAGCCCGTGAGGACGTTGGTGAGCATGTAGGCGAAGCCGTCGCCCGTGATCTTCTCGTCGGTGTGGTGCAGGGAGCGGTGCACGTCGGACTTGATGGGGTCGTCGCGGTAGGTCTCGACGAACGAGCCGACATCACCGCCGCCACTCTCGCCGGCCGCAGTCCAGTGGAAGGTGCGAGCCGCGTTGGGCAGCTCCAAATCCTGACCGGGATTGCTGACGGAAAGGACGACGTCGTCGGCCCAGAGATCGGCGAGTGACGCGGCCTGACCCTCGGCGGCGGTGTTCTGGATCGCCCCCGAAATCTTCAGCGAGGCCACGCCGAAGGCGATGCGCAGCTGCTCGACGCCGATGTCGCCATCGTAGTTCGGGAAGATCGCACGGATCTTCGGGTGGACCGACAGCTTGTCCTTCACGGTCTCGGGGATCGTAAGGAGATTGGGAACCATGCCGGTGGCGGCGCGGATGATCTGCTTCACGGCTTTCACATCGGCGACCGGGTCGGAGGCAGGATCGTCCCACTTGGTGGCGGGCGAGCTGCTCGCGATCGAGCCACTGTGAAACAACGTGTGGACGCGGATCTCGTGATTGAAGAGGATCACGTGGGCGTTGCGGCGCATGGCGGCGCGGTCGGCGTCGATCTGCTTCGCGTATTTCTTGCGGTTCTCGTCGGCGACCGGGGTTTCATGGCCCCAGTTTTTGCAGCCGTAGAGGTCATCGGAGATGTTCGGCACCGAACGCTGAAACGGCGTGCCAGGGGCGCGCTGCTTGAGGGTGGGAACATCGGTGAAGTTGCCGACCGGGAACACCGGGTAGGTGGCGGCTTGTTCAGCGGTGTCGAACATGGGCGCGAGGTGGAGGCCAATGAAGCCGAGCGGGTTCACGAAGAAGCTATTGAACATCTTCGAGAGGACCGGATTGAAGGAGGCGGTGGATTTCATGTGTTATCTATCTGGGTTGCGGGTGAGTGGCAGAGGCGGCTTAGGCCGCGACGACAAGGCCGGCGGCGAGCAGCAGGGCGTAGATCGCGCGAACGTCGTCCCCGATCTTTTCGGCTTCGGCCGCGAGTCCGGCCAAGTTCGCAGAGGCAGCACCGGCGGTGCCGTTGGTGGACTGGAGGGCGTAGACGGCCGGCACAGCAGTGCGCTCGGCGATGTCGATCACCTCGATGACGTCGCCGGCGGCGCCGTTGCCAGGGCTGAGCTTATAGCCAACCGCTTTGGCGCCGGCGTCGGCCGTAGCCACACGAGCAGAGGCCGCCACGCCCTTGACCAGGGAGCCGGGCACGATCGCGGCCGACTGGATCATGCGCACGGTGCCACCCTTACCAAGGAGGCGGGCGCGCACGACGGTGTCGTCGGGCGAGTTCTTGCCGATCATGACGGCGACGGCGGGCGCGGCTCCCGTGTAGAGGACGGCCTTGCCGGTGTTGCTGAGTGAGAGCAGGAGATCGTCCTTGCCCGTGAGTGCGCCGGCTACGTTTTCCTCAAGGGAGATGTAGGGCGAATCGGTGACAGTGATTTTCATAGTGATGAGAGTGAGTGTTGCGGTGATGGGCGACCGGCGGGCTTACGGAGAGATTCCCGCCGCCGGCCTAAATGATGTGAGTGGTTCCGGGCGGTGGGTTACTCAGTGGCGGAGAGGGACTGGCGATATTCCTCGTAAAGCGCGGGATCGGCCTCGGCGGCGTGATACATGGCATCGGCTTCGGAGAGCTTGCCGTCGGCGGCCTGCAGCTCCTTCACCCGATTCATGAACGGGCAGCCTTCGTCCTCGCCCTCGCCCTTCTTAGCGGAGGCCGCCGCACCCCTGCCGGGCTGGTGGACGGGCGCCTTCTTGTCGGTGGTAGCGGCAGGCTTGATGCCCTTGAGCAGCGCGGTGGTGCCGGTGAAATCTTCGGTGAGGCGGTTCTTCCAGGCCTCCTTGGATTCTTCGGTGATGACGCCCTTGAACTCTTCCAGGGTGCGATCGACGGAGACGGTGAGGAGTTCCTTGTGGCGGTTTTTGAACGCCGTGTGTTCGGTGTTCAGCGTGTCGAACTTGCCCTGGAGGGCATCGGCTTCGATGACGCGGTTTTTGAAGGCGGCGGCCTTCGCGAGGATGTCGGCTTCGGACGCGGTGGCGGCCAGGCCGAAGAGAGCAATCAACTGTTCTTTCATGGCGATGTGGTTGTTTTGGTTTTCGTTGGCCGGTTGGCCGGAAATGGATTCTTCGGAGCGGTTCCAGAAGGGCTGGAGGGCGGCGCCGAGGTTCGGCTTGTTGGTGAGGCCGGCATCGTTCACGGCGACCGGCCGCACGCGTTGCGGCCCAAGGCTCTCGACCTGGCTCGGGAGCCAGACGGGCGAGAGGTAACGGTAACGGCGGTTCTTGATGGCTGCCTCACCCTCGTCGCTCCAGTCGGCCTGCGCCCACAGTCCGTCTACGCGGGCCTCTACCTTATTTACCCAGGCGGCGGCCGAGCTGCTCTTCTCAAGGTCGTGACTGAAGTGCTCGAAATCGATCAGCAGCTTGTAGCCGGCGGTCGTCGCTTGGCGGTTGGCGAAGGCCTCGGCCATGCGCGTCACCGCCACGTCGTCCACGACCTGCTCATAGATAACGGTCTTTCCACCTTCGTTACGTTTGATCCTGAAGACGCCCTTGGGGACGAGTTGAAACCAGCCGGCAGGATCGAAGGCGCCGCCGTCGCGGTTGAGGAAGGGAGTGAGGACGTGTTCGGTGGACATGGTTTTTTGGGCTATTTGCAGTGAAATTTCAGTTTCCGGCGCAGGTGTGGACGGAATGGCTTTTAAGGTCTCTTAAGAGCGGCCTTCCCGGCCCTGCCGGAAAAAATTCGCACAGAGGGGCCGATTTTCCGGAGAGCCCCGTAAAAGCGATTTCTCGGGCGTTTCTCGCGTTCACGACTTTTTGCCCTCCTGGCGCGCTTTCGCGCCCTCGATCGCCCCCTCGGCCAGCTTGGTGCCGAAGACTTCGACCAGGACCTCGGCTTTGTTGCCGGCCTTGGCCCATTGCTCCATCAGCCCTGGCCACTCGGCATCGATCTCGCGGGCGAGCGCCATCCAGGACGCGTCGTCGGTGGTCGCGTCGAGTTCAGCCAGGCGCTTGAGCAACGCGGCCTGGTCCTTGCGCGTGGCGGCGGCGAGATCGGCCTTGGCGCCGGCGTCGAACTCTTCCTGGCGGGCAACTTCCTCGGCCGATGGCGCGCGGTTGGCGAAGGGCTTGGCGGGCGGCTGATCGCCGGCGGCCGGCGCGCCAGGCGCCGTGGAGACGGGCGCGGCCTTCCGCTTGAGCTTGAGCCCCATCTTTTCGGAGATCTCGTTTTCGTCGGCTTCGAGACCGGCCAGCGCGAGCTTCGTGAGGCGTTCGGCCAGCGAGTCGAGGTCCTCCTGGTCTTGCGCGGCCAGCTCGAAATAGGCGACCGGCACCTGGGACGGAAAATCCAGAGCGAGGAGCGGCTTGTCGAACTGAGCCTGCAGGAGAGAGGAGATTGCCATCGCCTCGGCCTGGGCGATCGCATCGAACGCGGCCTCGTGAACCTTCGCCTGGTCGCTACCGAGACCGGTGGGCGCCGACAGCATCGAGAGCAGACCGCCGGTGCCGGCGAGGACGACTTCCTCCCGCTGCTCGTCTTTGTGCGACTTGAACGGCGTCTCGCCCTGGCTGCCGTGCGCGATCGTGCTTACGGTGCTGCCAGGCGGAAGCGCGCCCCGGCTGTTGCCGGTGACCTTCTCCATGACGGCCAGCCACTCCTTGACCTTGTCCGTCGGCGTGTTGGCGCCGAGGATCGCGAAAACCGAGGGAATGCCGAAGTCCTCGACGAAGGCGTCCCAATCTTTCTGCGACATATTTTTCCGCAGGAAGGCGATTGCGGCGATCTCGTTGATCGGGTCATCGAGTTCACGGATGATGAAATTGGCCGGGTCGATCGGCACGGCCATCGAGTAGTTGCTCTCTGCGCGGGCATCATACTTCCAGTCCCACGTCTCGGGATCCCGCACCCAATGCCACTGCGGCACCGGCTGCAGGCGCACGATCGGGAGCGACGGTTTGTCGTCCTGGTGGCGTTTCTCCAGGTGGGCGAACCCACGGAAGCTGGCGAGCGCCAGGGATTCGAAGACCTCGGGTAGATTCTCAATCTTTTCATACGCCTCGCGCAGGTAATCGGCCTGGGCTTCGGCTTGAGCCTGGGTGATCCCGCGCGGGAGTTCGGACGGGATCTTGATGTCCCAATCGAGTTTTTTAAGCGCAGAGGTCCGGCGCATCTTCAGGGCGCGCACAGTGGCGTCGCGTTTCTCGATCGTGCGATAGAGCCACTGGACATCGCCATGCAGGCCGCGCTCGCCGTCCTCGAGGAGACGGATGAGCTTCGACATATCGAGCCGACGAAGCGGGTTGTAGTAATCGCGCGCGCGGTTGCGCTCCTTAATGTGAAGTGGAGGTTGGTTGGCCATGGTGGATTAGCCTTCGAGCTGGCGTTCGCTGCGTGCGCCCAAGCGGTCGCGACCCCAGCCCTGGATATCTTCGGTCTCGCCCTGGTAGCCTGGCGTGAGGCCGCCGTGGTCGCTGAGCGCGCCCGACCAGGCGATGTCGGCGTGCGATGCGGCGTTGAGCTGATTGGTGCCGGCGGTGAACACCCATTTTTTCCCGACGAATGTTTTGCGAAGGCAGTAGTAGTCGGTGGCGACGTCGTCCCACGCCTTGTCCTTGGGCCAACGCTTCTCTGCCGTGGAGAGGCGGTTCATGAGCGCGAAGCCAAGGTCGGACTTCGATGACGAGAAATTCACGCCAACGAAACGACCGGGATAATCTTTCTCCAGCTCCCAGCATACCTTGCTGCCGAGGCCGGTCTTGTCGCCGGCGCCGCGCACCGCGACCACGCGATCCATGAACCAATGGGTGGCGACGTCATGGAAGTCCCAGTCGTCGGTGCGGAAGGTGAGCAGGCCGGACGCGCTCGCGATCGGGCCTTCGACCTTGTCGATATAGATCGAGGCCAAGTCGCCCTGGCCGCTCGCAGCGACGTCATAGCCGAGCGTGTGGTGCTGGATCTCGGCGAGCAGCTTGGAGAACGCGCCCTCGAGGAATTCGTGGATCTGCCGATCGCGGGCAACCTTCAGCTCGGGGCGGAACTCGCCGAACATCTCCTTGATCTGCGAATCCTCCAGGTGGACGCGCTCCGCCTCATACTCGAATCGGCAAAGCTCGATCTGCGCCCAGTTGACGATCGCGGCCGTGCCGCCCTTGGGGTTGCACATGTAGGCTTCCTGGTAGGTTGCCTCGTCGCGTGAGCGGTTTTTGCAGTCCAGGATGAAGCCGGTGCGGGTGAACGTGGTGCCGCGCGTCTCATTGATTTTCTCGACGAGGCCCATGCGCACTGCGTCCTCGATCGTGGTGAAGTGATGCGACCAGCCGCCCTTGCCTTTGCGCGCATCGAGCGCGATCCGATAGAACAGCGTGTCGTTGCCGAAGTGGGATCCCCACATCGAGAGATCGTAGCCCCACGTCACGCGGGCTTGCGCGATCTGGTAAAGCTCCTCGGCGCGGCCGTGGCGGGGAAACTCGTCGAGCCCCACGTCGCCGCCGTAAACGAGCATGGCGTTGGGATTGGAGGAGAACGCGATGATGCGGCTTCCGTTATCGAATACGATCTTCCCGATCTTGATCTCCTCGGTGAAGCCCGTCGGCTTCCCGTCGGCGTCATGGATCGGCACCTTCACATCCTCCACGCCGTGGCTGATGATATTCTTCGTGAGATTGAAGACCTCACAGAAGGTCTTGCAGATATCCATGTATTCGAGCGCCGAGGGATGGTCTCGCGTGGCGAAGAGGTAATCGCGCTTCGCATGGAGCAGTCGCTTGCGGACGTTGGCAAAGGCGTCGGCGTAGGTGGCGCCGATACGGAACGACTTCTCCCAAATCTTCAGACGCGACTCGTCCTGGATCCACTCCAGCTGATGCTGCAGGAAGTAGCGCGACACGGCCGAGTCGGACTCGATCTGGCTGGGATTGATGAGGACGGACATGAAAAGAATGAGGGCGGCGATCATGCCTTCGGGGCTTTGGGTTTGATTCCCATGACTTCGTCGATGAGAGCGACGGCCTGCTTGCGAATGTCATCAGCGCTGGCCTTGGGCTTATTGATGGCGGCACCGGCGGCCTCAGCCTTGGTGCGGAGAGCGGCCTCGCGGGCTTCGCGATCGGATACCAGTTTGGCATTTTGCTCCGCCAGGCGCGTGCGCTGTTGCTCGGCAAGTTCCAGCTTCTTCTCGGTCTCGCGCAGTTTGCGATCGAGGTCGCGGTCCTTGCGGCGACTGTCCTCGCGCATCGAGATCGCCGACCGGAGCTTCACGAGTTGCGAGGCGACCCATTCCACATCGATCTCCTCCGACTCCGTGAGATGGTCCTGCAGCTCCAGCACCGCGACCTCTTCCAGGGCATCGAGCGTCTGCGCGCCGCCGGCCGTCGCTTCGACGAGCGCCTCGCGGGTCTCGCGGCTGCGGTGGAGTTTGTCCAGGTAACGAGCGAACGGACCCTCGCGAAACGTCTTCGCGCCCATGTGCGAGACCGTGATGCCGTATTCCGCCGCGAGCGCCTGGATCGTGGTGAACGTGACCTTGCGGCCGCCAGGCATGGAGCGCAGGCGTTCGCAGAATTCGGCGAACTGTGGATCGCTGAGAGAGCCTCGGATTTTCTGGGCCATTACTTGGAAGCGAAAGGAGGGCGGGAAATAGAAGTCGGCAGGCGGTAGGCGCTGAGCAGGCCGGCAGGCTTACTCCGGCGGGCACCGACCAAAGTGCCCGCCGGGTTTTGCGCGGCTGACCTGGCATTCAGAACCCCGCGCGACGTGCGCGCGGGAAGGGTTTTGCGGGCCTTGTTCATCAAGCGAGGCCCTCCTGGGCGGCGTAGTCGCGGCCGGCGGCCGTGATGCGCCAGCGCTTCATCTCGGGGGAGATCGCCTTGTCCACCGGCGCGACAAGCTCCTTGTCGATGAGGTATTGGATCTCTGCATCGAGATCCTGATCGGCGGGCTCGAAGCCGCCGGCCCTGGCACCGATCTTGAGCGCGGCCGGCTTCATAGGCGCGCCGTTGGCACAGAGCTGGGCGATGAGATTATGGCGGAAGAGTTCGCGGGTGGCGGCGTTCATGAGGAGCGGTGGCGGGGAAGTTCGCGGAGGACGCGATCCATTTTTGAATCGAGATTGGTTAACTGCTGGTGGTTGAGGTCGGTCTTCATCTTTACCTCGGCGACCGCGACGCTCAGGGCCTTCTGCTCGTCATAAATTTCGGAGCGGCGCTGCGCGTGGCGGCCCAGTTCTTTTTTGATGTCTTCGACGTCCTTGGCCTGCGCGGCGCGAAGTTCCTGGACGGCCTTCTCATGCGCCTTGATCGTCACAAACTCTTCATCGGTCTGGAACGTGACGGGAGACTGCACTTTGACCTCGATGGCCTTTGTGGCCTCGGCCAGCTCCATTTTGATTTCCTTCGCCAGAGCAGTTCGGGTTCGCTGGGCGGCGATAAGGATGACCCCGCCAACCAAGGCGAGCACGACAATGCTGCCGACTACGATCGCGCTGATGCCCTTATAATTGTCGGGCATCTGGCTGTTGGATTGGGCGAGGAGGAGGGCGAGGATCATTTAGCGGGAGCGGTTGCGCTCCTGGGCGAGAGCGGCGGCGGTGTTGATGAGCTGGGATTCGAGGTCGCTGTAGGAGGCGGCGCTGTGCCAGGTCTCATCCACCTGCGGGACGTAGGTTCCCGCCTTCGACTGGATTGGCTGGCCCGCTTCCAGGAAGAGGGCGCGGGGCTGGTAGATCTGCAGCGACCCCTTGGGCGCGGAGGATCCGATCGCGCAACCGCTCAGCATCGCGCTGAGCAGCGTCGCTAAGAATAGAACGGAGACGGACGATTTCGTTTTCATCAGCGCGGATGTCGGCTTCGATGCGGCGTGAGAGGTCGTAGTGGGCGCTCTTCGCGGAGAGCTCCGCCTCCTTGGCCCGCCACTGGAAAAACGCCGTGGCGGCCTGGATGATGGCGGAGATCAGCGAGAGCATGGCGGATCAGGCGGCGGCCGGGGGGCCGGCTTTCTTGATCTGCGTGACTGCCTCACGCAGGCCGACACCTGCCGCTCCGAGCGCGAGGCCCGCCCACACGTTGAGAGTCGAGCCGGTGAGGAGGTGGGAGATATACTCGATCAACATGCCCAGGAACGGCGCCATGATCGGCAACCACACGCGCGGGATCTTCGGGATCGCGAGCTTGATGCCGGCGATGATCAGCGGAGTGAGCACCGCAATGAGCGACTGCTGCAGCGTAAGCGGCGCGGCCTCGGGGGCGGCGACGGTGGGAGCTGCGGGATCCGCGACCGACGCCAGGAGCGCATCGGCGGGCACGGCCTGGGCGTTGACGATCGAGGGAGCAAACAACGCGGCGGCGGCGAGCGCGGCAGACGCGAGGACAAGGCGGAGGACGGATGTATTTTTCATGGGTGGGAAAATCAGAGCAGGCGACCGCCTGGCTTGGGGATGGGTGAACGGCGAACGGCTTGAGCCTTGAGCACGTCCACATGCACGAGCGTGCGCAGATTACGCATCTCATCCCGCAGGCCCTCGGCGACTGGGCGGGCCACCGCGAAGACATGGGATTGGCCCTCGGCGGTAACGAAGGTGAGGAGGACCGTGCCGTCGTCGGCCCGGTCGCGCATCGCACCGGCGCCCACGCACTCGTGGAATACCACAGGTAGGCCGCTTGCCGGCGTGCCGGCAGACCGGGCCACGACATCGGCCAGGTGACTAAGGCGCGCCCCCATGTCGCCGCTATTGGCAGTGCCGATCGAGGGTCGGTTGTGTCCGCTCATGAGTTGAGCGCCTCCTGCAGCGCGGCGTTGGCGCGACTGAGGCGCCGGGCAATAGGGGTGAGCGTTCCCTTGGTGAGCTTACCAAGCTCCGGCAACGGCTCTTTTCCACCGAGCTTAACATGCTCGGCATGCAGGTCGGCGATGGCGGCGCGCAACGCACTCGCCCCCAGCAAACCCGTGCGCAGCCCCTTGCGCGACACGGCGGCACGACCCGCCGCATTGACGGCAGAGTAAGTTCCGATAGAGATGGTGGGAGCCTCGGAGGCCGCTGCCTTTAGGTGACGAAGGTGGGCGTTTTTCACTCCGCCCAGTATGCGGATTTTGAGACCGAGGTGTTACCCTTGGAGTCCTTCGTGTCCTTACAGTCAGGGAAAATCTATCAGGCAGTCGCCTGAATCCACTATGAGGCCGCCGGCTTTGACGGGATACAGAGAATGAACACGCCGCTATTCTGGCTGGCCTGAGGATCCCTCGTCCTGCTCTCGCAGGCGCCGGAGCAATTGATCGATGCCTAACAGGGCGGCGTTCTTGGGATTCTCGTCCCCCAAACGCAGCAGCAAGTCTTCGTGTATTTTGTCCGCCTGGTCATCGAGTAACTTGCGCAGCTTCTCCGGTGGAATTCCCCGCTCTTGAGCCAATGCCATCACCAACAGTTCCAGCGCCGACAACCGAGCGGCCTGCTGAGTAACAATGGTGCCCAGCTGGGTTATAGCCTGAAATAAAGGACTGCCTTTTTTTGCGTCCATCTAGCTCATTCCCCGCGCTGTGCTTTCTCCCATGCCGCGTCTTTGGCTGGCATATTGATGAATGGGCTACGTGCCGGGGTGGCAGGCTGCGGTGAGCGAGCGACCAGAACGCCCGTGTTGTGGGCAGTGCGGCCGAGAAAATCGACGCACTGCGCCAGGCCGAAGGAGAACACGAGCGAGCCAAGCCCACCAGCGATCACCATGATCCCAGCGCCGACATTACCGTCATTTGCCTCCCGTAACCCGATAATCAAAGCGAAGACGGCGCCGATCACACCGCTGATCTGGAGGACAGAGACGAGGATCGGTTTTTGATATTCGGGATTCATAAATTATTTCTCCTGGTCTAGCGCCTTCAACACATCTGCCACCGCGCTCTGCGCGTCGGAGCGCAGACCGGTCTCCTGGAATTGCTGCGTGAGCTTTTCGACGGCCCGTGTGTAGGTGCGCGCCCTGGGATCGCCTGCCTTTGTTGCATCGTTCGCCATCTGCTGGAGGCCGGCAAGAGTGGCAGCGGTTAACTTGGCCGAAGCCTGGTATGTCTTCAGCACGGCACGCCCCTCCTTGTCGCCCGAAACATAATAAGCGAGGAGCTGGCGGTGAGTGGGATGATCACCCACGGGAAGGTAATAGGTATTTGCGATCCACACTTTGGTGTCCGGGAATACGGGCTCCTTGGGTGCAGATGGCCGAGCAGGCTTCGACTCAACCGACTCCGAGCCGACTGGCTTTGTTTTCGATTTCTGAGCGGCAATGAAGTCTCGATCTCGATCGGACAGACTGGCAATCGGCACATCGAGAATTAGATCGTCGAGATCGCGCTTGAGCTGCACGTGCGTGGCGGTCTGCCCTACCAACTCCGCCTCAACCTTGCTGCCGTTGGTGGAGGTCCAGACACGCGACTCGGCGAAGGCGGAGCCGCACAGCAGCACGGCGAGGAGGATGGTGGTAAGCGTTTTCATCGTGGGTATTTCAGGACGGGTTTTTCAGTTCCGCGCAGTGGCGCGATCGGCAACGACTCCTCTTCGCGATCGGCATCGTAGATGACGAGCGACTCGACGAGTTCGCTGAGCGACATTTTCCAACGCGCGGCCGCCTTTGCGGCCTGACCGCGAAGCAATCGAGGGATCGAGAGCGACATTCTCGCTTTGACCAGGCGGGCGGGGCTCTCGACTACGGGCAGAGCGATAGGGGGGCCGTGCAGGTAATTGTGCAGCAGGATCGCGATGTAGAGGCTCCGGGATGAAAGACCCAGCTGCCTTCGACGCGCAGTCGCAAAACTTGGGACGCCTGGAGAGACCGTGATGCTGCCGCGAGAAGTTGCCACATAGGCACGCAAGGTCTGCCGCAAACACAGTGCGACGATAGGCAGGTGTTACCTCGTAACATCCTGCGACTTTAAAGAATTCCCTAGGCTTGGTTTCCATTTAAAAAAGTATTCGTCTCCGCCGTTACTTCACGAGCGTGCCAGCACCTTCATACACCCGACGACGCGTCCGCGACGCCCAAGGGCAGACCGTATTCGGATTCGCGTGCGACATGCATGCCGAAAACAAGGCCCTGCGCGCGGAGATCACTCGACTCCAAGAGAGATTGAAAAACATCGCGGAGGTCATTGCGCTTTTTTCTCGGGAAGTTCACCGGTGCTCGGATGGTTCAAACGAGCCGCTGCCACCTCCCGCTTGAGTCGGGCAAGAGTCTGCTCGGCTGTTTCGATCCCGCGCTGAAGGCCGGCTGCTTCGTCGGCCAGGTATTCAATACGGAAGCGCCGTAGCGCGCGCGTGAGATTAAATATTCCTCCAGGCACTCGCTGCGCCTCTTCGGCAACTTGATCGAAGAGTGCGCGCAGCTCGGTAATGGTGGGCTCCTGAGCCGCCGGCGCCGGGCTCGACCCTGGGCCGGACCGTGAAAATTTCGCACTCGTTTCCTCTAATTCAGATAATTGCCTTAAGTGCAGTCGTTCCAGTTCCTCAATGCGCCGCTGCATGACCCGTGAAAACTCTCCGGCGCCGCGCCTGAGTTTCGAGACCCAAGTCTCTGACACCCCGAGTTCACTGGCAGCGCGGGCACCGTCCCAGCCGGCTTCATGCATGAGATCGCGCAAGCGCTTCGCCCAAGCATCCCGGCCTAGTTCATTATTTTGAATTAAAGTCACAATATTGATTTGACGGTATCAGGTTCAAAGTTTTGAACTGTGATCAATCCCAAATGAGTCGCCTAAATCAAGCCCGTATTTCCCTGCGGAAGAAAATGGCCGAGCGCGATCTGCGCGTCGGCCAGATCGCAACCGCGCTCGATCACGATCCAGCGGTGATTTCGAAGGCAATCAACCACGGCCAATTTCCGCGCGTCGTCGCGAAGATCAAAAAATACCTCAACTCGAAGGAGGCCGCCGGTGCCTGATCCTGACACAGCAACGGCGCTCAAAGTCGCCCTGCGTCATTACGACGACAAGTCCACCACGGATCGGGAGCGCGACGCCATCTTAGGCGCGTTCACTAAGCACTTCGATGGCCCCGAGGGCGAGGCGGCCGCGCGCGCCCTGTTCCACCGCGAGAAGGCCCGCGAAGAGCAGCTCGTCCTCACCAACCTGCTTGATCGCCCCAATCCGAACTCCTGAGCACGGCCATGCCCACCGCGAAGAAACACATCACCCCCGCAGAGCTTGACGCATGGCAGGCGTCGCTCGGGTTGCTGTTTCCGCGCAAGCCGATGCTCCGCGCCGATGAAATCGCCGCGCCCATGGGTGTCGACGATCGCACCATCGCCCGCCTCTTCGAGGTCGAGGTCAAGGGCCGCACGGGCGAGCGCCGTCCGTGGCTGATGGGCATCGAGTTCAACGCCGGCGTCAAAGACGAGCGCATGACCCGCCGGTATCCCCGCGACGCGGTGATCCTCTTCTACGCGCTCACCGCCAACTACGTGCCCGCCGACCTCCTGCAGCTGCTCTTCGACGTCCTCGAAAACCGCACCCCGCAGGAACTCGCCGCCATCCTCCAGCGTTGCAGCGAACTCCTCCGCCGCCACGCCCGCTGAATTTCCCGACCCGTCATCCAGAATATGAATACGACCACCGACCAAATCACCAAACTAGCCCGAGACACGCAGGCCCGTCGCTGGCTGGGGCTCGCGATCCGTTTCCGCGACGACGCCCGTGCTCCCGCCGACCGCCGGATCCACCCCGAGTTTCGCGCCGGCGCCAAGATCGCCATGCGCAAGTGCGCCCTAAACTGGCGGGTTCGCGCCGCCCAAGCCGCCGCCGCCTGAGCCATGTATCCTCGCGACGTTACTCCTACCGATACCGGCTGCCTCTTGCGCCTGATCCAGCACGGCGAACGTGGCCCGGCGACCAGTCTGTTCGCCGGTGTGCACATCCCAACCGTCGGCGTGGCCAAGCCCGACATCTGGTCCGCGTTGGTCTGGACCAACGGCAACGCCTATCGAAACGACGACCTCCGCTGCGAGCTGCTCGGCCGCCCTCCGACGATTCACGAACTGCTCCTGCACCTCGCTCTGCACCACGGCCGCTGGTGCCTCATCACAAAGCCGATCGCCTGATCCCCATGCCCAAAGCATCCGCCAAACCCTCAACCAAAACCGCCTCCGTCGCCGTGCTCGCCAAGTCGAAACCGATCGACCTGGAGAAACTCGACGCCGGCCAAGTCGGAAGCAGTTTCCGATTCGATGCCAAGGAGCACGGCAAGCGCGCCGTCGCGATGATCGCCCACGTCGAGGGGCTCAAAAAAGAGCGCTCCATGAAGGCGATTCTCGCCGGTATCTTCCTCCATCAGGTGAAGCTCTCCCTGGAGCACGGTGAATTTGAAGCGTGGATGTCTGAACACCTCGGCAAGACCGCCCGCACCGGCCGCAACTACATGGCCCTCGCCGCGAAGTTCTCCCGCTCCACGCGCCTGATCCTCCCCGAACTGGTCGGCGCCAACCAGCTCTCCCTCGACCTCACCGCGAAAAACGACGACGGCCGGGCCGTCCTGGTGAAGCTGGAAAAGTTCGTCGGCTCCAAGGGCCTCACCGAACTCATGCAGCAGCACGAGGTGATCAAGCAAGGCGGCGCCCGCCCAGCGCCTGCAACCACGACGACATCCGCGCCCGGCGGTGCAGATGATGGTGCCGGCGAACCCACGGTCGACGAAGCCGAAGACGCCGCCCGTAGCACCGGCCTCGAAGCCGTCGAGACCGCGCACAAGGCCCTCATGAACGACGTGCTCTGGCACGACCTCACCCCGGAGAACGCCGCCTTGATCGAGGGCAAACTCAAGACTCTCGCCGACTGTTTTCACGCCCGCCTCCTCAAGCTCAAGCACGCCGCCGCTGCCTGATCTTTCCCCGCTTCAACTCACCGCATCGCCCATGACCCTCCTCGATCTCCCCTCTCACCTGCGCGCCCGCTACTCCCGCGCCAAGCCCGATCAGAAGACCAAGATCGAAATCCGCATCCAGATCATCGCCGCGCTCGATCGCACCCCGCAAAACGGCTGGAAGGCCAAAGCCAAGGAACTCTCCGCCGAGATCGCCCGCGTCCACGCGATCGGCGGTTTCAGCCCTAAGCGGATCCTGGACATCTACCGCGAATACCGCGCCAACGGGCAGGAGGCCCTCCTCATGCACTACGGCAAAAAAGCCGAGAAGCCGAAGGAGTTTGTCCAGGAGCTGGCCCGCCGCGTGGAGAACAACAAACGCGTCGCCAGCGTCGCGCTCGATGAGCTGCGCGCCGATTGGTTCGCCGGCAAAAACGTCCCCGGCTACGGCAACTGGCGCAACGCCTGGCGCGCCGCTTACCCCGACGACGCCGAGCCCGCGCACTGCCCGGACTGGTTCACGCCCAAGGGATGGAGCGAGCGCAACCTCTCACGCCTCGTCCCCAGCGAAGCGGAACTCGAATACGCCCGGCGCGGTGTCTTCGCCGCCCACGGCAAACTCCCGCAGAAGCGCAACGACTACCGCTCGCTGATGCCCCTGCAGATCGTCGTATTCGATGACGTCCGGTGCGACTGGCTCGTCTCTTACCCAGGCGCAACGGAGGCCTGCGAAATGTGGCTCCTGGTCGCGATGGACGCCGCCACCCGCAAAGTCCTCGACTGGATCTCGCTCGCCCGCGTTCCCAACGACGAAGGCAAGCGCGCCGAGTTCATCGGCGAACACATGCTGATCCTCGCCGGCAACATTCTCCGCCATCACGGCGTGCCCACCGGCTGGCAGATGACGCTGAAAGTCGAGAATGCCAAGGCCACGATCAGCCGAGAAAAAGCCGACTACCTCGGCACCATGGCCGGCGGAAAAATCGTCGTCGACTACACCGTGATGCACAACCGCCGCCTGCCCAGCGGCCACACCGAACGCCACGGCACGCCTTGGGATATTAAGGGCATCCTCGAATCATTCTTCCGCACTTTCCACGACCACACCGCCGGCTATATCGGCAACACCGGCCCCCGCTATGACCTCGCCCCGGCCGAATTAAAATCCCGTCAAGACGACCTTAAGGCGCTCTTGAAAGAGGCCGAGGACCTCCCCGCCGACGTGATCGCCCAGCTACGTCTCCCGTTCCTCACCTACGAGGAAGCAGTCGAGGCCGTGACCCGTGTGATGGATCATCTGAACAACCGCAGCCAGCACAGCCTGCAGGGCTTCGATAAGATCCAGCGCTTCCGCTTCCCCAAGGATCACGACTGGCGGTCGATCGACGAACTCAAACGCTACCCGCAGGAGATCATCCGCACCGCCATCATTCAGACCCGCCTCGAAACCCCCGCGCAACGCTTCGACAAGCTCATGCGCCACGCGCCGGCGTTCGTCCACGTCCCCGAGGAAGCGCTGATCCCCCTGATGGCCAGGACCGTCAAACGCGTGCGCCACCCGCACCCCTTCACCATCGAATGGAGCACCGGCGACATCGTGTGGACGTATCGCGGCGAGAAGATCCCGGAACTCAACGGCAAGCGCGCCGGCAAAGATTTCTTTGTGCGGTTCCTCCCTGCGAACGTCGACGCCGCCTGGCTCTACTGCGTCGAGAGCGGTCGCCAGCTTGGCGTCATGCAGCGGGTGGGCATCCCACTCATCGGCGACCAGGAGGCCCAGATGGCGGCCGTGGGCGAAGTCGTCCACGCCCGCAGCCTGGTCACCGGCCCAGTCGACGCGCGCCACGCCCCGGAGCGCGCCCAGCGCGACCAGGACAACGAACTAAATGCCGCGATCATCGCCGCCGCCCGCGCCGGCACGACGATGGTCAAGCAGGCCGACCAGGCGACGAAGACCACCCGCAAGCAGTCGGCCGCACAGGAGGCCCGGCGCGAGAAGCTCGCCGCCGATCTCGCCGCCGCCGCCCGTGAACGCCAGCAGGCACCCGTCGACGTCGAAGCACCGACCTCCGGCGGCCTCTACGAGGAGTAATCAATTTCCGACCGCATCCAGAACACAAATACACCGACCAAATGCCTATTAAAACGAAACCCTCCCGCCGAGCACCAAGCCCCCACAGCGTCGAAATCGGCCATGCCTACGTCTTTTTCCGAGACGACCACAAATGGCACGGCTGTGAAGTCTCCGTCATCTCCATCAAGGGCGACAAGATCACCGTGGCCCGCTCCAGTGCCGTCGCCGAGGGATTCCTCGCACCGAAGGGCAGTAAGAAGCGCAAGCTGGAGACGTGGGCCTGCACCAGCCCCGAACTCTGGTAATCGCCAACAACTCACCGACCCAAACGCCGCGCGGCCCTGCGCTAACAGGACCGCGCGACTAGATCGAAAACCAACCGACCATGACAGGCACGAATCAGCATCCGACCATGACATCATCCACATCCATCGACGCCCCCGCGAGCAATGACGAAACCGCCACGCGTGGCGAAGGCCAGATCGCGCTCAAAGAGCACGAGTCCCGCGTAAGCCTTAAAGGCAACATCGCCACTTTCGATCGTCTCTTCGTTCACTACCCCGACAGCGTGCGCGACGACTCCGTCTGGCTTCGCGCTTATTGCGCCACCCACTGCAACGGCGAGCACGCGCTGATCGCCAAGATCGCCGCTTCGCTCGGGATCCAGCAGAGCGACAACTACTGGTATCAGGTTCTCACCGGCCGCTACTTCCGCCCCGGTGGTTCCGCCCCCAAGCTCAAAGAGTTCATCACGCAGATCCGCACCTGGTCACTCCTCCGCGCCAACGAGGGCAAGATCCCGTTTGTCGAGACACGCAACTGGCGCCGCGTAAAAGACTACATCGACACCCGCCGCGATCCCGGAGCGATCTGGAAATTCGGCTTTATTGAGGGACTGACCAGCAGCCAAAAAACGGAGTGCTGCAAACATTACCGCGACCTCAATAACCACTGCAAAACGATCCACATCGAGGCACCCGCCAAGGCCACCCGAAACCGTTTCATCCACAAGCTCGGCAAGGCCTACCTGATGAACGCGTCGTGGACCACAGCCCGCAAGGAGCTGGAACTGGAGACCGTCGTGACGGCCGAGCGCACGATCATCGTCGACAACGTCCAGCGCCTCTTCCGCCCCGACGTGAAGCCCGACCAGCAGCCGATCTTCAACTTTCTCCACGAGCTGCAGGACGACACCGAATGCACGGTCATCTTCACCTGGGTGCCGACCTTCCGTAAGACGATCACCGCCGAGGAACCGTTCTGGCGCCAATTCCTCGCCCGTGGTGGTGGCGAAGACCAGATCCTCAAGCTCGACCAGCGCCTCATCAAGAGCGACATCATCGGCTTCGCCAAGGCCTACCAAGTCGCCAACGACGCGGCCGCATTCCCCATCCTGAAGGGCTGGTCGGAGACCTCGATGGGTGTGCGCGCCTTCAAAGGCCGCCTGCACCTCGCCCGCCTGCTGGCCACCAGCCGCCGCCAGAAAGAGATCAGCGTCGACTGCCTGCGTGAGGTCGAGAACGAGCCGCTCGCGATGCAGTGCGACCAGGAGGACGCAGCATGAAGCTCTCCGAATCACAGAAAAGACGGTCTGCCCAGCGAGCCAACAAGAAGACCCCAACCATCGTCACCAACTGGATCATCGCCGACATCAAAGCGAACATCGAGGCCGAGAGTGAATATCCCCAGGCGGTCACGCGGGCCATTATCCTGAACGACCTGAAGGAGGTAATCAAACTCCAGGACTGCACCTATACACTCCGCGAGGTGCAAGAGGCCGTGGTCTATCTCAACTGCCGCGTCCCGTGTGGCATCATCACCCGTTGGCGCGAACGCCTGCAGCCGACGTTCCAGACGATCGAGTGGCATTACATCGCCGACCAGCTTCCCGACGAGGAAGTCACGGTGCTGGTCGCCTTCAACGCCTCCGGTCAACCAGCGGGCGCATTTCTCCAGGATGGCGTTTGGCGCTACGACAACGGCGGCGACGAGATCCGCAGCGTTTATGCGTGGGCGGACTTTCCCGCGATCCCGCCCGCCAAGCCAAGAAAGGGGGGCAACGAGTGAAACCCGATGCCTTCGATCCCATGCGCGGCTATCTCGACGCCGCACGCACGCCTGAAAGCTGCGCCCGTCGCACCACGCGCCTGGCGCTGATCGCGAGCGCGGCCGCCGCCGCGCTCCTCGCCCTCTGGCTCTTCGCGGGAGGTGCTCTGTGAACCATCTCGCCGCATACCTTATCCGGATCAACGAGCTGCTCTCAAATGCCGAACTGTGCCGATTTTCGGCAAAGCACTCGAAAGACAGCCGCACCCGTTTCGGCTACATCTGTTCCGGCGAGCGGAATCTTCGGGACGCCCGCACGGTCATCACCTGGGCAGACCAGGCCGTCGCCAAACTCAAAGCGAAAGGCCGCGCATGACCACCAAGTCCATCGCCGAACTCATCCAACACCACGAGAAGCAGGTCGAGCTCTACACCCTCTGGGCCGCGCTCGCCGAAGAGGAAGGCGACGATGAAAAGACCGCCGCGCACCTCGGTTTCCGTGATCTCCATAAACAATGGGCCGACGAACTGCGCGAGTTCGGCACCACCCTCGTCGACCACTTCGACGCCCTCACGCGGCCGCTCCTCTCGCGCCCGCTCTTCACCCAACCACTCAACGTCAACCACGCCCGTCATGCTTAAATACGTCCGCCTCTATCACCCGACCGAGTTCGAGATCTTCGTCTTCACCGGCGCAACGCTTTCCCACGAAAAGCTCGCCAAAGCCTACGCCGCCGATGGCTACACACCGATCTCGGCCGGTTTCGTCCAGTTCGGTCCAGCCGGTCTGTTCACCACGCTCGGCGAAAGCGTCAGCCTCAAGCTCAAGCCCATGCCCGACGATGCCCAGCGCATCTACCTGGACTACGCCCACACGGTCGCCCCATTCGTCGGCACCGCGACCACTGCGCACCCGGCCAAATCGGAAACAGTTTCCGATTTGCCGCCCATCAACATCGCCAGCACCCCGCGCCCCGACTGGCAGAAAGACCCGTTCTACTCCGCCTCCGTCAACTGCCGCCCTTAACCCAAATCGGAAACTGTTTCCGATTTCACCCATCCTTAAAATGAGCACCGAACCCATTCCCGCCGGCTACAAACCCGACTCCCAAGGTCGCCTTGTGCCGCTCTCTCAAATCAAACAAGTCGACCTCACCCGAGACGAACTTGTCCTGGGCTTCATCGCCGAGGCCAAGCAACTGAGCGCCGCCCTGCGCGCCTTCCGCGTCCGCGCCCATGACGACATCCAGGCATTCGCCGAACTCAGCGCCGAAAAATACGGCGCCAAGCTCGGCGGCAAAAAGGGCAACCTCTCGCTCGTGAGCTTCGACGGCCGCTTCAAGATCGTCCGCGCCATCAGCGACCAGCTCGTGTTCGATGAACGTCTGCAGGCCGCCAAGGCCCTGATCGACGCCTGCATTACCGACTGGTCGACCGGTAGCCGCGACGAAATCCGCACGCTCATCAATGACGCGTTCAAGGTCGATCGCATCGGCAAGATCGACACCGCCCGCGTGCTCGGTCTCCGCCAGCTCAAGATCGAAGACCCGAAATGGAAGCAGGCTATGGAGGCGATCAGTGACAGCCTCACCGTCGCGGCCTCCCGCAGCTACATCCGCGTCTATGAGCGCGTCGGCAACACTGAGGACTACCAACAGATCAACCTCGACCTGGCCAACGCATGAAAACCACGTCCTTCGCCGCTCTCAGCCTCCCGGAGTGGACGGAATACATGCGTGAGCTGATCCAGCGCGAAGGGCGCGCGGTTCGCGCCGCGACCGGCAACAACACCATCGAGGCAAAGTCCCTCACCGAAAACGACTGGTTTTCGCTCCCGCTTCCCAACGGCGAGCCACACTTCGCCACCACCGCCGAGCGCGACCAGGCACTCACACGGATCCAGACCCCGTAACCATGGACACCATCGGCCACATCGTCACCCAAGGCGGCCTCCCGTGCACCCTCTACAACGCGGCCGCCCAGAAACGCGGTGGCGTCCTCGTGCCTGGCTCGCCCGTCGTCTTCTTCCCCAAATACCGCGACGGAAAAAGAGCGATCGACCGCACGCGTCGCGTGGCGGATTCCCTCAAGGGTTCACTCGTCGACGGCTGGGCCGCGCTCCAGCCGCTGCTGAGTGGCAAGCCCTACGAAGTCGTCCCGGTCACGCGCTCGCACACCGGCGAACCCAAACCGAAGCCAGCCACCGTCGCGAAAGAATGATCACGAAGCTCGATCGCGCTGTTACCCGTTACCTCGTCGTCCTGGCGCTTCCGTCACCGGCACGCCACGACGAGGCCGGGTGGGCGCATCGCCTTGATCGGCTCGACCGCCTCCGCTTCCAAGCCATCGACCTCCTCGTCCGCCGCGCACGCTACAAAAAACTACGCGGCCGCAAAGCCTGGCTCTCAAAATCCAACCTCCACCGTCCGCCACTCGCATGAAGACCGCTCGTGCAGTCGAAGCCGCTCGCGAGATCGCCGACGATCTCGACGCCGTCGCGCTCCAGGTCTGTGACCTGATCGAAGACGCCAAACTGCACCATCTGCACCGCGCCGAGGAACGCCTCAATCGCCTCTACAACTGCGCCACATCCACCGCCCACGGACTGCGCATCCAAGCCACCAAAATCGAGAGCAACCTATGA